TGAAACCACCTTCACCATCCATTCTTGATGGTGGGACATTTAAAGAACGATAAAGTTTCTTTTTAAAATATTCAATATCGGTAATTTCTCCAAGGTTTTGACCACCTGGAAGTGTTGTAATCTCTGTACCTCTACCACCTTCACGGCGAGGTAACCAGAAATCTTCCAGCATACTCATAAATTTCTTATCATCACGGATTTCTCCAGTTGATGCATCATATACGAGTTTGTTACGATAACGCATCATAACATCACGGAGATATTGTTCTGCCTTTACCTTAGGTAGATTGCCTACATCAATATAGAAAATTCTACGCTCTGGAGCACGAGATAGGCGATAGATAACCAGAGAATCTTCAATCATTCTTAGTTGATTGAGAGACTTGATTGCTTTGTGTAGATATGAAAGAGTTGACCCTTTATTTCTGTCTACAAGACCTGAAGTGCAATATGCAATAGAATCTTTTGAGAACTTGATTCCACCAGTACCACCCATCGCAGATGGGTTGCTGGTTGGATAAGTCATCTTTGGATTATAAATGTAATATTCCTCAATCTCAGGAAATTCATATTGCATTGGGTCGTCAACATTCGTGTTTGCCAACCTATAAATCTTTTTATCCTTCTCAGTTTGCTTTTGTTGGCGAACATAACGCATTTTCATTGCGTCAATGTATCTAAGTTCTTGAATTCCCTCGTGAGGATTCTTAAAATCGATTACTTTGTGGTAGTATAGTCTACCATCAACATACCAGTTTCTATAAATTTCGTGGGATTTTTTATCAAAATCCAAAAGTTCTAGAATATATTTAAACTCTTCCCTGATTTTTTTCTTAATACCATCACTTGCATTAAGATTTGACAGTTCAATTTGTACAGGACTGTCATTAGTATCTGATACGATTGCTTCGTTAACAATATCTTCAATGGCACTATCACACTCCGGATGAAGTGCCATTTCACGATATCTTTTTATTAAATCAAACTCGGTTCTATAAACACCTTCAATATCTACATAAGAACCAAAAAATCCACTACTTAAGTAAAAATCACTCCCGTCCTCACTGTTAGGTGCAACGGGAGATACAATAGAAGGGGATGTTGGTTCTTGATCCTCAATAGAGAATCCAAACAATTTTGCCATAATTTATTTTAATCTTTGCACTATTTATTATGCTTCTTCTGTGGTAGGTGTCCAGTATTGAACCTGGAATTCTACGGTGAATTCCTCAATTGTATCTGAGGTATCATATGAAAGGTCAATTGCAGAGATATTTGTTGGGAAAATGCTATAGAATTTGTAAGTAGCAGCTCTTTCAAGACCAGAACCTGTGGCAATGTTAGTGCCTACGTTACTAGCTCCTCTTTTAAACTGCTTTACAAATGCATCAACCATATATTCACTTGGGTTTGTAGCACCACTTCCATCACCGTATTGTCCAATGGATTGCATCCACTGCTCCATTACGGTTCTAATTGCAAAATCTTGGTCGTTGATAATAGTAATCGTCCAAGTATCAAATGTGCGGTCTCCTGCTACCTTGAAAATTCTTCCTCTAAAGGGAACATCAATAGAAGCAATATTTGACGCAGGTAAAGCAGCTGCCTTACAAAGAATTGGGAAATTGGGTCCCAAAGTATTATTACTTCCAGGAATAGTACCTGGGATAGTAACTTCAAATAGATTGGGACGAGCTCCGCCCCCTTGCAGTGCTGTTTTAAAGTCCTGGATTGAGTGTGCCATTTTTAAGTCCTCCTTTTTGTTTATTTAATAAAATCAAACTGTACCAGCTACTTCTTCAAAACTTACGCCAGTGCGAGTAGCAACGAAAGTAAGAGTTACATAATTAATTGACTTTGTAGGCTTCAGATAGATATCAGCTCTAAATTCATTGTTATCAATGACATCAGGAGTATTATTTGAGGTGTCGCAAACAACAAGGAATCCATAGAGACCTCTCTTTGCCTGAACATCACGGAGGTAGGGTTCAACAATATTTCTAAAGTTTGCTCTAGTGAGTTCATCGTTCAATTCAAAAAGTTGAGCTTGTGCTGCTTTTTGTAATGCCTGCTCAACTGTGAGGAACAAGCGACGAACATTAATGCGATCAAATGCTGATGCATATCCAAGAGCAGTTTTATCACCAAAAAGAATAGTACCTACACCAGGTTGAGTTGAAATTGCATTAACTCTTTGTGGATATAGTTGGTCTCTTTGTGCTTTGTTTGGATTGTATGCAAGTTTGATGACATTATTAAGAACTCCACGCTGCTGTCCTGCGGGCGAGAACCAAGGATATGCAACAATATTTGTGCGGCACATTAGACCAGCAACATCAGCATTGCATGGGATATATACAAACTTATTGTTGAATCTATCATAAGTGTACTTATATCCACTATCAAATACCGCATAAGATGAGGATGAGAGTGAACTAAAGTATCTGACTAAGTTGTTTGTTTGAGTTGTGGTATTTGTGATACCAACTAGATCTGATCTGTGAGGTCCAACTGTTGCTACACAGTCCTTTCTTTGCTCTGCAAGTGAGATTAAATAACCTGCCTTTGCCTGAGAATCTGATACAGAATCTAGACCAGGACCCATGATCAAGTAATCAACTTGAATTTCATCTCTGTTGGAGAAGAGTGAGTATGATGTTATAAGATCTCCAAGAGTTGTCTTCATTCCACCAGAGGCAGAATAATCAATACCACCACCTAAGTTGTATGTTTTATTTCCAATTGCACTGAAGATTACTTCCTGAGCATCTAATCCCCATAGACCATCTGCTGTTGATACTGGAGTGAATGCAGTTGAGAATCCAGTTGCTCTTGGTGCAGTTCCCCAATAAGCATCGGCAGTACTTGATGGATTATTTCCAGCATAAATTTGGCTGGAATAATCTGCAAGGAATTGCTTGTACCAAATTTTCTGAGGAGAATTGACAGCAGAAACAGAATCTAGTGCCTTTGAAAGTCCAACATGCTTCTCAATAATTGTTCCTTGGTTTCCTGTGATTGTTCCAAGGTCATCAACAACGACTACATGAAGACCGTCATTTTTACCATTTCTCTCCAGAACATACTTGTTTGAAGTTGGTTTTGGTGCAATCGACTTCCAATAAATTGTGGAGTTTGTAAGTCCAAGAGTCTGATTGTCGTACCAATCGGAAATGGATGCTGCAGTTGCAGTACCGGTGGTGATACCAGAATTATTGACAAAACTTAGAGTGCTACTTGCAACATATGATGCAAATGTTGCGCTTTCTGCATAATTAATTTGGGTTTCTGTTCCTGCAGAAGAAACTCTCGATACAACTCTTACGTCAATTGTACTATTACCGTTTGTAGTATCTGTAGATACTCCAGTAATAATTCCCTTCAGGTATCCATTGAAAGTTGAGGTTGTTCCTGCTCCAGGAATAACCACTCCGGAAAGTGTAGATGTTACGCCAAATCCAATTATGGCACCTAAAGAACCTAAATTGGTAGTTGTAATTCCGATTGTTTGATCTGCTAAATCGTCAATGAAGCAAACTTTTAATCCATTTGCCCAAGATCCAGGATTCTTTGCGGCAAAAGTGAAATTGGTTGCATCAATGTGATTCGCTTGATAATCGTCGTAATTATCAATATCGAGAGAAGAAGTTGAAGCAATTCCAACACCAGCGTTTGCATTATTCAGTGTTGAACCACCAGTTCTAACAACCTTAAGTACTCCACCATATGAAAGATAGGATGACGCGCTCATCCAATATTCATATTGAGAATCTGTACTTTGTGGTTTGCCGAAAGTATTGATTAAATCTTGTTCGGTTGCAATGTCAACTGGATAATCTACTGGTCCAATGGGAAATGGTCCTGCAATTGCTCCAATGTTATCTAAAACATTATCAGCTCTTCCTACTGTTAAATCAACCTCTCTGACGAGTACGCCTGGAGATAATTGAGGAGTCGCCATGTTTTTCTCCGTAAATCTCAGTTTATCTAAAAAATATTTATTAAAATATCAATTTACATAACTCTACTGATAGTCCCACATGTATGACATATCACCATATTCGTCAGTGAACCATCTATCACCATCTGTGTCTACAAAACTTTCATTATCTAATCCATCAGAAACAAATCCAAAAGGTGCCATATCCTGCTCAATTTGATTTTTTTGCTCCTCATACAATCTTTTTCTAACATCTTGGTCAGTAAGTTCTTTGAAGTAATCTTGAGCAACTAACCATGCATAGATTACAAGGCACATCGCTAGGTCATCATTACACCCTTCTTCTGCCTCAAATGAATTATGCTTTTGAATAAAAGTAGTTAATTCACTAATTATTTCATAGTCATTAAGATATAACTTATCCTCCTCAATCATAGTCTTAAGATTGAGACATCCAACTTTTTTTACAGTTTTGGACATCTTTACGCCAAGTTGAGTCTTTTTGCCCGAGAATCCTTGACCAACAATTTGACCTGCTCTACCACGCATAGAGCACATTAGCAAATTGTTATATTCCAAATCATATTGAATAATACTGGCAACTTGATCTCCAACATCATTCACTTCACATAAAATATAAGCATCATTATAACTTTTTGCAACATCAACAATAATGCTTGGAAAAAGCATTGGTTTGATTTCATTATTTCTATATTTTCCTACAACTCTATGAGGGAACTGCGTAATATCAACAATCGTAAATGCAGAATAGTCGTTTCCAACACCCCTAGCAACGTCTACAGTGAGCAAGTAGTCGTGTTGCTCCTCTGGGTCGCAATATACATCCAAACCCGCACTACGGGTCTTAGGGTGGTCATAGACGAGGTTCCTGAGTTTGCTTGGTGCAATGAGGGTATCAACTGATCCTAAGAATTCGCATTCAAACTCAACTTTAAATTGTTGCTCACTAGTGTTTGCAATAGTTTGTGCTTTCCACTTCTCATCTCTACCAGGAACTTCACTCCAGTGAACATCAGTGAAGATATATTCATTTTTTCCCTTCTCAGCATCGTGCCACATACGGTAGAAATGATTCATACCGTGAGGGGTGGAAACTATAATAACCTTTGTACTTTTACCTGAAGTAATCGTAGGATATACTGATGCAAAG